TACCAGCCGCGATAACGGGATAAGTTGAAGTATAGAACTCATTCGCTCTTTCAACAAAGGCAAACTCGTCAAGAAATAGTAGATTGACAGACATACCACGAATGGAACTACCACTTGTAGCACTGGCAATAATGCGAGAATTATTACTAAACTCGATAGAACCTTTGTTAAGAGCCTTACAGCCAGGTTGTAAGAAGAAGGGAAGATTCTCAAGCATGAGCGTAATCCGCGCCAGCATCTCACGAGCAGTGGCACCTTTGTTTGCAAGAATTGCAATCGTTTTCTCGCTATGAAAACAAGCATACCATAGAATATAGCCAACAGAACTAATCGACTTACCCGACTGACGACACGCCAAAACAATCGAAAATCTATTGTTATTGAAGTGTTCAAACATTTTTTCTTGATACGGATAGAGGTCAAACGGCACTAATCCTTCGTCTAGAGAAATTACCTTCAAGTAATTCTTACAGAAATATACAGGGTCTTTGGAACACTTTAGATATTCCTTGACCTCTGGTTCTGTAAATTGATGTTGAACACCATCACGCTTGACATTTATATTGCCAAGATATGATTCATTCTGATTCGGGTTCTGCATCAATCACCACTCCCGACTCTTGTTGTATGAGTCGTTGCAAGTCTGTAGTCGTTCCTACAAACAAATTGTTCGTGGTGTTACCTAATTGTTTAGGTTCATCCTTCTTGTTAATGTCTTTGTTTTTCTTATTCAAGTCCATCAACTTGTCATTGATGTCTGCCATGTTCTTCATCATACCTGACAAAACTTCAAATGCTCTAGGATGCTCGGACTCACGAGCAACTTCAATCATCAACTCTAAACTCTCTTGACCTTTTGCTAAAAGATTGTAATATGTTTCACGAGAGTATTCATAGTCGTCTTTTAAATTCTTTTCTTCGTTTTCACTCACTGTGCGCTATCCAAAATATTTGTTACAAAACCATAGTCACTATCTGCGTTCACTGCAATCGGGTCTGGAATAATTTGTAATGCTTCAATGAACACATCACTATCTAGTAGACCAGCACCTTGCAGATATAAATTACTTTTAACATCACGAATGATTTTACCTTCATTCACAGGTCCGTGTAAATTCATCTTGACTTCAAAATCAAGAGTATAAACAATAGTTCTTCTGTCACCAATAGCACCTTCGTAGTTGTCTTCAAGACTTACTGACTGAATTGTAATTGGCATGTCTTCAGTCAACGAAGGTATATCAGAGAATGGTTTAACACTTACAGTATACTGCGGTGTAAAATAGGGTAAGATTTGTTCAACAACTTGCAGACCATCGTCTTGAGACTTTGCGTAGATGCTCAATTGGAATATCAGCGTATACGGGGCTGAGACATACATCTTACGTCTCTCATTGACAGTCGTTGCTAATGACTTAGAGAAGTTATTTGATTTAGGAAGTTGTCTTGATGCGTCATATACAAGAGAAACAATCTCAAATGACATACGCGGTAGTTTCATTGCTACACGGCGTTCTGCATCTTCACCATTATTCATTTCGTTTAGACGAGAAATAAAGTCTCTTCGTGGAGCGTATGACAACGGCACCTTTACTTGAGAGATAGTCTCACCCGAACTATTCTTACGAAGCACATACAGATTATTAAACAGAGAGCCAAACACTGCTACAGCAGTTCTGACTCGTTTGTGATAAAACCATGTTCCAAACATTATGATGCATCTCCAAATGGATTAGATTCGCTGAAGTCTAAGAAGTCCCCTTCAAAATTATCAAAGATTGTATTCTGTGCATCTTTCTGAATATTCTGAAGTTCTTCTACCAGAGATGGAGTTGCTCTTGAACCACCTGTGTCACCAACAATCTGTCTTGTTGTTGTAAAAGTATGAAACAGACCATCCGTTGCTCCAACATGAACAAGATTTAGTTGATTACCCGAGTCGCTCCAGAAACTTACTTCGCCTACCATATTGTAGGTGTCAAAGGATTGTGTGACATTCTCACCTACAGTGAAGCCACCACCCGATGAATCCAACGTGAGTTTGTAGGTATATGCATTCTCATATTCTACAACATCGATATCCTGAATGTTTGTATCAAAGTCTTCATCATTGTATTCAAACAATTCACATTGCATACGGAATGTAGGAAGTTGACTTAACTGATAGAAAGGAGTCTCTGTTTCTACCTTTGTGATTTGAAAGATTGACTTTGACAACGGAAGATAAATTAAGTCTCCCTCTCTTGGTCTAAAATTCTGTGCATCTAGATTGTTACCAATAAGACGCTTCCATCTTTTTCTTGCAACAACAAATGTTGCTTGGTCACGAAGTTCAATACCAAACTTTGTGAATAGGTCGCCTTCACCATCAAACCCTTCAGTGTTTTCAATATACATTTCAATTTTGTATTTACTACTAAAGCGTGATGGAACATCATCAAGAAAGATTGAATCTTTGTTAATGATTTCTCGTGGCAAATAGTATACATCTTGACCATAGAATTGAAGTGCTTCAATCGTAAGGTCTTCGTATAAATTCTGCTCACTTCTTTGATTATATTTAAAGTATGGATTTGTGGTCATTCAATTATCCCACAAAGAACAGTGGAGGATTATCGTAATCTGTAAAGAGTTTTTCTCTAATTCTTTCAATTTCTCTTTCTGCTTCTTCGACGAGACGCACTCCATCAATTGTTACACCACCTGGCAATGTCACATTACCAAACTTAGAAAGGTTCTCGCCCCATTGTTTTTTAATCAACGCTGTTGTGAATTCTTTTAGAAATATGCTATCGTAAACAGTACCTATACTCAAAGGTGCTTCGACATAGGCTTCAATCATAATATAATCATCAACCTTTAAGTCGCCTCCAGAACCTCTTAAATCACCAAAGATATACAGTCTGTTGTTAATTCGTGTATAAAGAATCTGTGGAGAACCAGTGAGTTTCAAATCGATTGTTGAAAGATACTGTTGCATCTGTTCATAATATGCAAGGTCGCCTACACCAGTCTGCAAGTCCCACAAGTCATTTAGTCTCATTTGATACTTGATGTCAAAGAAATTTACAGACGAACTTGAACTACCAATAGGTAGAACACGAACAATATTTAGAAGTCGGGCTGCAAAGTCGCCAAGTTGAAGTCCCTCAATATCATCAAAATCGATATACTGTTGGTCAATCATAGTTTGTGTAATTTGCACTCTAAAATATACACGAGTTGAACCTTCGCTGTGATATTCGTGATACAACTGTAAAGCGTCATCAACTCTATCACTAATTTGCTCATCAGCAACGTTGATTTCCACAACAGGATATCCTAGCCTACGAAGACTATAATCAATAAGTTGTTGTCTAGATGATACTGTTGCATATGACATATTATTATTTATCCTTTAATTTAAGAGTGTGCCTGAGGCATTGTATACATTGATACGATAGTGGGTGCCTTCTTGACCATCAAGCAAGTCAGCATCTAATCCACTCGAACCACCATCTACAGTCTTGATTGCAGTTAGTAGTTCATTTGCAGTTGAGTATGTTTCGCTGAACGAGAATTGTCCAGTTGAACTATCATATGCTAAATCACCTGATGTTGAGAACAGATTTCTTACTTCTTGATTGGTTCTTTCTGTAAACGAGAACGCACCTGTTCCAGAGTTGTATGACAAGTCACCTGATGCACTAAAAAGCCCGCGAGTATAAGACGAGTCAATCTGAAGATTATTTGCGTTTACTGTAATACCTGCGCCAGCACCAACATTAAGTGTTCTAGTTGCCGCAATTGTGCCACCACCTGAAAGACCAGCACCAGCAGTAATCGACACGGATGAGTGGTCAATATGTTCGTTAGCAACAAACCCACTTAGATTATCGTGAACGATGTCTCCGTCTGTGGTAGAGAATGCGCCAGTGCTAGAGTTGTATGTGATACCAGTTCCACCAGAGAACATACCTCTCACATTTGCGGAGTCAATATCAAATGTTCTGCTCGCCGAGATATCGCCGCCACCAGTAAGACCCTTACCTGCCGTGAGAGTAACCGAGGTGTGATTGATGTGTTCGTTAGCAACAAAGCCACTCAGATTATCGTGAACGATATCTCCGTCTGTTGTGGAGATTGCTCCTGTGCCAGCATTGTATGTGATGCCTGTGCCACCTGAGAGACTACCTCTTGCAAGTGAAATAATATCTGCGGAATCAACATGAAGGTTGCCTACAAACAAATCAGTCAGTCTGACTATTCCTGCATTAAAGTCGCCGCTTGCATCACGAGCAACAATCGTTGATGGTGTGTTTACATTTGTAGCAGTAGTCGCACCATTCTGAACTTTACCTGGAGTGCTAATCGTTGCGAGTTTTGTATCAGCAATAGCCGCTGTTGCGCTGATGTCAGCGTTGACGATAGAGCCTGGATTGTATGCTGTTGTCAGTTGAACATTACCTGTCCCGTCAAAGTTTACAGCCGTTGCAGTGATATCACCTGTCAGTGAGAAGTCACGACCAGCAATCAAGGCTGAAGCAGTAGCCGCATTGCCTGTTACATTACCAGTCAAAGGCCCTTCGAATCCAGCAGCCACCATGATGCCCAAACTTGAGTCTGTTACATTAATTATGCCTGTTGGTGTTGAGTCATACTCATCAAGAACTTTCCACTTCTCGTCAGAGACATCGAAGAAGAAGCCCATATGTGTGTAACCCACACCTGATGTGCCTGTGTTTCTATTTGTGAAGAAACCAGTATCAACATTAATTGGTGATGCGGTGCCTGACCATCTGTCGCCCGAATCGTGACCTGTTGTTGAACCGAAATCAACCGAGATATTGTCAGCAGAGTGAATGAGTTGTGGTTCGCCAGTAATGTTCTGTTTAGTTAGAACTGGTGATACAAACGCACTATCATTCCCAAGTGCAACAGCAAAGGTATCTACACCACCTGCACCAGTTCCTACACCGTCAATCTTGACATAGTAAGTTTGTGGAGAATTTCCTGTAAAGTGACCAGCAAAGAACGCATCATCAAGACCACCACCAGTAAAGACTGTTCCTGCTTCACCAATCGCATCACCTTCATTAAGACGATAGAACGGCGCACCTTGTGTTACATTCGATTGACCCACAGTAGTTTGTGTTCCAAGAACAGTTAGGTTACCATCGACTTGCAGGTCTGTCCCGATGTGTGCAGAAGTTCTCACACGGAACGAGTTCACTGAGTGGTTCTGTTGATTGACAAGCAGAATACCAGTGTTAGAGTCACCAGTTTCAACAACCCAACCCAAACACATCGGGAAGTTTGGATATGTTGGAGATGCATTCTGAACTAATCCAGGACCAAGACCTACGAAGAAGTTTGTTCCGTCTGTCAGACCTGCCGTATTGACTTCGGTCAATTGACCAGCAATCAAACAATGACCATAAGAGTTATGCGGAATGTCTTGTGCGGCAATACCTTGTGCGTTGTATGCGTTCACATCTGTCGCATCAGCAAGACCAACCGTGGGAACATTGAGTATACCTGATGTATAGTTACCAGAGAAGTAAAGTGGCTGACCTTTTCTAATCAAAGAACCAGTATCGTTCCATACACGTTGGTGTTCTTGAATACCAAGCTCGTGAACCATACCAGTGATATCATCATTGTAGTTGAGTGTCTTGTGTGCATTATCGTAATACA